GTGGTTGCTTCTAAAGTATGAGTACCAGGCCAGTAGAATATAGGGGCAAGAGCGCTTACAACACTCTCTATAGCATTTCGTATACCTTGCCTAATAGAGCTAATAATGGTGTTTCTCAAGCGGTCACCTCTTTAAAAAAGATAAGGGGGCATTGCGCCCCCCTTTGTAGCTTTACTCAGGTACAGCCAGTACGAAACCAGCTTCAGGACGATACACTTCTACACCGTACAGGCAATCAGCCGTAAAGAGTGTGGAGAGGTATTCCTGCTTGTACTGGGTTTGAGATCGTATAGACTGTTGCTCCGCAAGAACGATAGCGTCCTTATGGAACAGCAACGCACCACGAGTAGCGATAGCAGTGTCAGCAGTGTTGTCACCAACAGCCTCGATAGTAGCGCAGTTAGCAGACACGTACACGTCTACACCGTACAGATTACCGATAAGACCGGAGTTTACCGCCTGACCACTTACGAAGTCAGAAGATACATAACGCTCAACACCCATAATCGTGTTACGAACAGAAGGAGGAATAACGAGTACACGATTATCCATCGGTACGTTGTTATCATCAAGCTTCTGAATCATGTCGCGGAAGAAAGCATCAGTAAAGATGTCAGCAGCAACCTGCGTGTCATCTGTGTACTGAGTCGTTGTTCCACCGTCATTGAAGAAACAACCTGTGTGCTGATAGTCAGTAGCAGCGGCACCAAATACAACTGCGCCTCCGTTACCGAAACCAGTACCACAAGAGTGAAGGTCTGCATCAATCTTGGTAGACAGAGCGTACCCAGCGTCTTCTGTGTAAAACTGACGAAGGCTGCTAAGAGCCTGTACTTCGACGATGTCTTCAATGAGTCTTGAGTACTCAAAGTGTCGATCAATGTCAACAGTCAGTTCGCCCTCAGTGTTCGCAATGATAGTAACTGCTGTATCAGCAGCCTTAGCATTCGCATCACCACGGACAGGCTTAGGAATGTGGAGCTTATCGCCCTTCTTCCCATTCATGCCAATTTTCTTGACAAGAGGAGCCATTTTAAGGTTCTTCTGGTAAGCAGCAATGATTTCATCAGACCAGATTTCTGGTATGAATGTAGCTGCTTCTGTTTTAGCGGTGTTGCCCCCCGCTCCGGGATATGTGGCAGTAGCCATTTAAATCTCCTAATAGATTATTTTACTCGTCCCTCCGCGTAAGCTGCCAGTATTTCTGCTGATATAGCTTGGTAACGCTCAGGATCTGTTCTCATCAGTTTAATAATATCGGCCCTGCGATAAATCTTTCTTCTTGTACCCTCACCACTGCCTTGTGCGTTACCTGTGTTAGCTGCCTTAAGTTGCTGCTTACGCGCTTGTTTTTCAACTTGTGCGGTCTGCTGTGCAACTGTCTTGCGTTCTTTCCATAGTGAAAAGAGTTCATCAGCAGCTTCGGAATTGAAGCGCTGGTCAGCTTCTACAAATAACTGAGTCCTAATCTTAGAAGCTTTGATCCATGTTGCAAACTTCTCATCACTGAGGATGTCTTGCATGTCTGGATGTTTACTCTGAAGCTGCGCGAGTGATGTCTGCTTTTTATAAGCAGTAGTGTACTCTTGCGCTTCTCTAATCTTAGGGTGATTCTCAATAGCACGATTAACGGCTGCTTGGGGATCTGTAAAGTAATCAATATCGTCGTCAGGCTCAACGTGTTGTTGAGGTGCATTTTGTTGTGGTTGACTTGTAATGTAGTCATCTACAACTCTACGAAGCTCTCCTACCTCAGAGGATTGACGACCTAGAAGCTTCTCAGCTTCCTGGTGCATCTGCACTACCTCTTCTAAACTTTTAGTTTGGTACTTCTCTGGTATAGTAGGTTGTTCTTCTTGAGGTTGCTCAACTTCTAGTTGAATCTCTTCTGCTTCGTTTATGAGGTCTTCCGTGTTGCCCTCTTCAGGGGACGAATCGACCATCGTCGCTCTTGACATAATTAAACTCCGTGACAATAATCATTATGGAGGCGACCAGCGGCAATACAGGTATAGCACTGGCCAAGGCTATCTGCTTATTCGTGTTCTTTTAGCCACTTAAGGTGTCTACCGGGGAAATCCCCACTAGTACCCTCAAGAATAAAAGACGGGGCAGATACTGTTTTTGTAGCCATGTCACCACAGACGCACCTACTGTCTGTAGTGCCACTTGTTACAAACTTTTCAAATACGTGTCCGTTTGCACAACGAAAATCGTATACTTTATACATCTTCTTCTACCTCTTCGGCTTGCTCTCTTGCTGCTGTAATCATATCCTCTAGGGTGATTATGCTTGCAAAAGCGGCTATTTGGCCCTTTCGGTAAAAGAGTTCTTCTATGTCTTTAACTGACCTTACATCAGCAAGGTCTTTAGAGTTATCAACAAGCTCTTCTAAGAGTTGTTTGAAACCTAGGCTATTAAATAGTTGGTTGTAGTTGTTGTAGTAGGTTTCAAGCTCAGGAGTCATTGTTTCCCCCTTATGGTTAACTATAGTTATATTGTAGCATATTTAAGGTTATAAGTCAAGCGTTTTGTTTACCGCTTGGACTTGCCTTGCTTACGCATGGGTTTACCTTTCTTTTTGGATGCTTCTTTAGCTTTCTGCATACCTGCTGCGGTGTACGGATAGCTTTTCTTTCCTACTTTCGGCATGGATCACCTCCTACCACTTTTTGCAAGACCAATATCTTGCTGTGAGTTTACTGGGTGGACTAGTGTCACACTTGTGACGAGCCCTGAATGACTTACGTCTAGCGGGTTGCTCCTTCTTAATGGTCATATTAGCGTCACCAAACCTTATGGTTTTAACTTGGTCACCCTGTTTAGCCACTACGACGAACTTCTTAGTTTTATGCTTAGGAGTCCTTTTTGGCTTGTTGTACCCGCTTACTCCCGCTTTTGCTAGCTTTGGGTCTTTGCTCTTCGGCATTAGATAACTCCCTGATCTGGCGCTCCAGCGACTCTAGGCGCTCCCATTGGGGACGGAGGTGTCGGTTGACGTTGTTGAGTAGGCCCTGCAGTTCTTTGTCTGTTAGCATCTGTTTTACCTCTGATTTCTTGTTGTTTAAGAAGGGTGTCAGCTACGCGCATTCTCCTTTCAAACTCTTTGTCGTCACCGTCACCTTCACGTAAGTTTCTAGTGATGGCGTTGATACGATCTATCTCTACCTCCTGTGGTACTGCCTGAGCTTCTGCTACCAGCTTACCGGCTCTTGCAGAGGACTCTTGGGCCTGTGCGTTAAGGGCAGAAGTTTGTGACTGCTGTAGAGCCACTTGTGCCTGTTGAGTCGCTTGCTGCATCTGTGCTTCTTCTGGCTTAGGCTCCATAGCCTGTTGCATCGCTACTAACAACTCTTCACGATTAGACAGGTTCATGTTCTCGATAATAGACTGAATCAGTGTGTTGTACAGAGGTGAGTCTTTCTGCATTGTTTGAAGTAGTTGTACAAGCTGTGTAACCTCGTATTCCCTAGCCATAATGCCTAGAGTACTACTGGCGTTAAACTTGTAGTCAGCAACTGGGTAATTCTCAGGGTCAAACTGCATGTAGCGGTAGGCAGCTTTCCTTACGAAAGGTAAGAGAAAGGACTGCTGGAAGTTAATCAGTGTTCTCTTGTGGCGCTTAATGATCGCACCCAGAGACATTGAGATGCCCGCAGCGGTTGCTTCGCCGTTAACAGCACCACTGAGTCCTGCTGAGTCAACAGCCCCTGTAGCTTGCTGTACCATCTGCTGTAACGCAGCGGCTTGACCAAAGGTAATCTGGTCAACCTGACCGAAGTTAAACGGCTGTAGTACCTCACGAGGGTCACCGCTGGTCAGTATTATCTTACCGGGGCGTATCTCAGGTTTAGCACCTCTAGGCAGTCTTGTTGCGTCTACGGCTAACATAGGGTGTACTGTGAGGCTCAGAGCGTCTATCCTTGCTCTTAACTCTGTGTCCAGAGCTTTCTGGGAGTTGTACCCCTTCTCACATACGCCACGACCCCAGAACCTTCCAGGGACAATGTCCCATGGGAAAGCAACCACAGGTCTGTCCTGCATCATATAGGGGTTAGCTTCTGCCTTCAAAAGGACACCACCGTTGGCGACTACTACTACCGCTTCCACGTACCTCGATTTACCTTTAGCGGTTTCTTCTTCGTCGTCTTCATCGGTAGACATTGCTCCAACACCAGAAATGTCCTCTACTTCTTCATCGTCTTCTATGTCGTCTTCTGTGGCACTCTCAAGTAACTCTCTAGGGACTAAGCCGTAGTACTTTGTAAGACGCACTTTGTCGTCGTTGTACATCGTAAGGTCTTGGTCTGGCTCTAGGTCAGTATCCGGTGCTGCTGTGCCTACATAAACGTCACGGTACACACCTTCTTCCTGAAGCATCTCTACTTGGTGTAGGCTTACAAACTCGTCTATGGCGACACCCTGTGCGTCTTCAATACTGGTAGCTAGGGGATCAATCAGGAAGTTCTGTGGCAGGATAGGTTTAAGTCTAACTTCTACTTTTTCTCTAATGTTAACACCGACAGCTTGTAGATCACCTCCCATAATAGGTTGTTTAGCCGGTACCATTTCTTTTACATCTTGTATAATAAGCTCACCAACTGCTGTACCAAACACGGCAGAGTTGATAAGACACTCAGCGACTGCTTTACGGACTTGAGAGTTCTCAAAGTCTTCGGTTAGCTTCTGTCGTAGGTACATCACGTCTTGACGATCTTTGTCACCCACGTTGTCCGACACGTCGAACCATTTGCCACGACCAAAGGTAGCTTCTTCTAGTTCTGCTACGTTGGACTCTACTGCTTGCTGCAGAGACGGTGCAATGATACGGCTACGCTCAGAGGCTCTTGAGCTGTCAGCAGCGTCCCAGATGCCTCTCCAGAGCCTGTAGTACTCGTCAAAGCGAGTCGAGTAGTTAGACTCGTAGTTGTCGCGCCAGTCGTCACACTTAGTGATAACCCAATCTTCAATAGATTCTTCTATTAACAAGGGGTCTGTTTCAAATATTTCACTCATGTTGATACACTAGAAAATTCTAGTTCTCCGCTTGCGGTAACACGTACAGTACCTAGTAGTTTAGCAATTCTTTCTAAAGGTGTCATGGTTACATCTCCTGCAGCTACTGCATCAAGAACGGGGGCTTCTTTCATAAAAGCAACAAAAGCCGGTGTAAATACGTTACCAATGTGCCACATGAATACTTTAAGATCTTCAGCCAAGTCTGAAGAAGCCTCGTCTATACGAACGTCTTCGTTGTACAGCAAGACACCAGTTTCTAACGTCTTCCAACCTGCTGGAGTCCACACTATCATCGCCATGTAAGGATGTAGTTTTCCGTTGATATTGGAAGGCCAGAAACCAAAGCGGAAGATGTATCCCGCATAGGTAAACTCAGGACAATCTAATTGCTTGTATGTGTTTTTCCTGTTGAGTTCGTTTAGCGCGTAGTCGCCTATTTTTTTAGTGTGTTCATTCATAGTTAGTATCCTGCTATTACGTCAAGTATCTGGTGATCGTCAATTTCATAATCATAGTCATAAGCCACGTTTGCTAACTGATCTATATACGCCAAAGCATCTATTAAGTCGTCGTGAGTTAGTGGATCAGGGAACTGAAACAGTTGATCCAGGAACCTAGAGTTCCACTCTCCTTTGTTTAGTGTTACAAAGCTGTTCTCAAAGCGTCCCTGTAAGGCCCACATCACCCTGTCAGTCTTCTTCTTGTTACCGTGTGTTAGTTCCTCGACTCTGAAGAACGTCCCGTAGCGCTTCTGTAGATCCATTAGAGGAGACATTACGGCCTGCTTTGCTATTCCTTTTTCAATACCTACGCTTACTGGTTTGTAGTCGCGTACAGCTTGGAATATCTTGTCTGCTGTCTCGTTGAGGCTCCAGCGTCCGTAGATGATGTTTTCAACGTACCAACCCTCAGGATTGACTATGACAACTGCTATGGCTGTCTCGTCTAACTTAGAGTTCTTGGTGCGCTTCTTGTTGACTTCTTCAAACCCCGCTAAGTCAACAGCAATGTAGTAATCACCTCCCTCTGGTTTATCCTCTGAAAACTTGACCCAGCCTTCTTTGAACATCTCTGACCCACGAGCCTCAAAAGAAGCCATGAACTCCTGTCGGAAAGCATAAGTAGACATGGACTTCTTAGCTACGTTGATCTCTTCTGGGTCTAGCAAAGGGTTGTCATAAGACGTGAAGTGCCATGTCTTGTAAGTCTCGTCGTCCCCTAGTTCTCCGTACTTGTACAACTCGTAGAAGTGGTTGCGGCCCATGGGGGTACCAATGAACATCGCACAGCCCTTCTGGTCAGCCAGTGCTGGTCTTAAGATCTGCTCAAAGACCTCTGGTTTCATGTCTGCGTATTCGTCCAACACAAGGAACTTAAGGCTTACACCACGCATTGTTTCAGGTCTGTCGGCACCTTTGAGGCTTATGGTAGCACCGTTAACTAGCTTTATCTGTAGGTTGTTAATGTGGCTCCCAGAGATCACAGGGTTACCTAACTCCAGCAGTGTCTGCCACATGATGTCCCGCGCCTGGCCCTGTGTAGGCGCTACGTAGAACACATGTCCTCTGTCGGCCTGTAGTGCGTTTAGGATCAACATCCAAGCAGCTAGTCTGGACTTCCCTGTACGTCTACCTGCTGCTACAATCTTAAAACGAGTGTTGTCTTCCCAGACTTTCTGTTGCCAAGGGAGGAGTTCTATGTTTAGTTCAGTAGCGCCTTGTGTCATTGGTTTTACCTAATACAGCCACGCAGAAGGAGTAGTCCCTCTGGTGTCTACATGGACAAAGGTACTACCTACTCCCACTCCAGTAAAGCCTAAGTGTAACGCCTCGCGTAGTATACAATATCTCTGAGCAGAACCTATGACTTTTATGTCCGCTGCTATCCCCTGAGCGTGTGTACCGGGGATTATCTTAGCAGCCTCTATTGGGTGTTCTGTGGGGTGTCTGTAGCCACTCGTGATAACGAAAGGGAAACCACAGGCTGTTCTTAGTTTGTCTAGTTGAGCTAAGAAGTCCTGTTCCATACGGTTTTCACCTGTGAACCGACAGTCAAACTCATCTAAAGAGAAGTTTTTAAGTTTCATTGGCTGTATCTGTTCCACCATAGTTGTCTACTACTTCTCCTTCGCCTTCTATAGACATAGTTCCAACATTAGACATAGTTCCAACATTAGACATAGATCCAACACCATTATCACCTTGGTCTGCTATGTCTATAGCTCCAACACCAGATATATTTATCTGTATAGAGTTTCTACCAGCGTCTTTGATGACTTCTTTCTCAAAAGCACCTACAGGTAACATACGATCCATGATTAACTTCCAAGCAGAAGCTTGGTTTTTATGGTCGTTGTCTAAAGCAGCATCAAAGATAGTCTCTAACACCTTTCGTGACTTAGGGGAAGCCAACATACGAGATTTATACTCGTTTATTATCGCAGCGTCACCCTTTGGTCTACCTACTTTACCTTTGTTTCCTGGCTTTACAGCCGCTATGTCTGACTTACGAGGTCTACCACGACCTCTCTTCTTGATTTCATCAGTCATAAACAAATGTCCTTAAGTACAACTACAGTATAGCATAAGAATACAGCTAAGTCAAGCTTTTTGTACACTTATGTGCGCTCATAGGTAGTACTTTAGTACACTTATGTGCGCTAAATAAGCACACTTTTGTCAGTAGTTAGACTCTTTTTGCTGACAAGAGTGTCACTTAATACACTCCATTTATCACCTAGTAGTGGCGGTAGTAGTTTCCCTTGTAAAAACAAGGGGTTACATGTGTTTATAATTGGCTAGTTTTCTTAGTTTTTACTTGTGTTTTTCTTAGTTTTTACTTGTGTTTTCTGTTTACCCCTATTTTGTACTTGGGTGGGTACTACAATAGTCTTCAAGAGTCAAACCCCTCCCCCCGTCCAAATCTGGTGAAACTTTTGCACGTTGCCCGAGTTGGCACGAGTCTTGCATGGTTGACACACTGGTCACACATGTGGTAGGGCCTTGTGCTACACACTGGCTACACGGGTAGC